AAAATTACTTACAAAACAGGAATCTATCCTCACAAAACAGCGATAGATTCCATATAATCACTTGTTAACATTCAACTATAACTCTCCCATTCTCTCTTCGAATACATTAGATTCCATCCGTTCACGGTTTACTACTCTGTAAAAATGACCTAATTGCTTGTTTAAATCAGCAAAACCACGACTATAAATAGTGCTGTTCTCAATATGATTCTGTACTGAATCAATCTTCTCTAGTAATGCTAAATATTCTTTATCTTCCATATTATTCTCCTTCGTTTAATTTGATTAAACCTAAACTCAACATATCATTAAGCAATTCATCTAGTTCTTTGCCAATCTTCTCATATACAAAAAAACTAGGTGCATGAAAATCAATATTGTCAAAGATTTCTCTAGCTGTATAACAACAACTAGCTTCACCAATACGTTTAGCTTCCTTATATTTCATTTTATTCTCCTGTTTTAAGGTTTTTAAGTGTTTTACAAAGATGACAAATGCCATCTGATTTAGGTTCAACAGCAATTAAATGACCACACTCTTTACATTTTGTTGATTTGTAAATTTTGTAGCCATTATAATAAAAGTAATGATCTAATTCGTTATCTTTCATTTCATTCTCCATCGTTAAAATCACATTCAACTACATTTGCATCAGGCTCCTTATCCCAATACTTAGATTCATCTGCATTCTCACAATGAATAACTCCTGTATATCCATCTCCTAATAAAGTTCCATTACATTTACTACAATGATCAATAGCCCAATATTTATTCATATCATTCATATATCCTCCTTCTTTCTGATTCTTCAAATTTATCGTGTTCATCTGCAATTTGTGCTAACTGCTCTTCAGTTGCCTCTGAAGCAGGTATAATTAAACCTACCTCATCTTCCATGTATTCATCTAATGCTAACTCATACTTCTCAGCATCCGTATATTTCAATTCTAACAATTCATTTAACGTCATAACGTCACCTTCTATTAAAGATTAATATAAAGAGGAAACAAAACAATATCCCCATAACTAAGGATATTTTTTTTTTTCGTTAAATGACTATAAGGAAGATATATGATCTATACTGTTATGCTGTTCCTATTCAAACGAAATGACAGCAAAGACTATGACATGAGGTACGAATGGCACAGTCTTGTGATGGCATAAGGTTGACTGATAAAGAAAGACAAAATGTGTGAGCGATAGCGAACCCATATAATTTGAATGATTGTCTGTACTGATTGCAGCTTTGACAGTTTTATATTATAGACCGAATATGTGTTCGTAGTTGACTGTAATCAATATCATCTCTATCTCAAAGTCCTAACAAATACTAGGTTTCAGTTGCTGGATATTATAACCATATTACATCAATCTTTGCTTATATTACATTACAGATACATATAGGTATTGTATTATATATATATACTTTAGAGATACTGTATATCTCTCGTATGTAATATTGATTATATAACAATACCTCAGTGTATCTCTCTACTACTATTCCTTATCCTTCTTAGCTATGTCCTATATGCTGGATGTACTAGCTTTATAACCAAACACATCATTGCTGTAGCAGTTAGTATTGCATAGCAAGTATAGAGTATGTTTAAACTCAGATCATGGATTACATCACCTGGAAAATAAATAACCCCATGGGTATATCATTTCATCTATCGGAAGGGGGTGGGAACAAACTGGTCCTGCTCGAAGAGCAGAGACTACCAACCTCTCTACTTTGGGGTAGTTTTACTTGTTATAGGAGATAGCTAATTTATGAAATGTTAAAAGAGATTAAGCGTAAGATGATGAAGCATATACCTGGAAAGCTTAAGAAGACGAACTGATGTCTGAGGATGTATCTAGAAGAGCATTTTTAAGAGCAACAGGTACTTCAGCATTAACTGGAGCAGCAATAGCAACTGGAGGAAGTAAAACACCTGTAGTTAAAAAAGTAGTTAACCCAGTAGTTAGGAAATTAGGACCAGAGGCTAAAGCGTATAGAAGATTTTTAACAACAATACAAAGGCAAGCACCGTATCCAAAAAAAGTTCCTTTTAGTGATTTAAAGAGAGTAATAGAATTAGTTCCAGGTTCTGGAATTTACAATGAAGCACGAGAAGCATTTAAAGAAGCAACAAGAAAAAAGGGAACACCTAAAACATACAAAGGAAGTCATTTAATAGGAATATCAAATACAGTTACAGTTAAAACACAAGGCCCAGAAAAAGGAGCAACTCTATTTGCAGTACATTCTGATGTTGTAAAAAGAGCAGAAGATTTAAAAAGGACTGCAAGGACTCAATTAGCAACTGAAAAAAGAAAAGTTAGGGAATCTAAGAAACCTAAAAAAGTCACAAAACGTGGGATAGTTCAAAGGATCAAATCCAAATTAAAGAATATTAAGATCCGTGGAGGAGGAGGGAAAATGCCAATACCTGGAATGGAGACAGCAAAAGATCCAACAGGAATGAGTTTAATCCGTAAATACACACTTTGAGTGTTCTAATGAGTAACATAAAAAAAGCTAGAAAGGTTTTAGGTATTGATAAACAGGAATCTCAATTTAAGGAATTTCAATCTAAGTCTAGAAAGGCATTAGGAATTGAGGAAGCAGAGAATCAAGCAAGAAGTATGTATAAGGCAATTAAAAAGAAACTAATTAAATTCAGTAAGGGTTATTACAACTACAGGAAACCTTCTGACAATGCATCTCATGTATCTGAGACATATCCGAAGAATCCAAGTTTAAAGAAGATGTTTTTAACTACCAAATACAACTACAGCAACTTAGGAAAGAAGTGAGTAAAGCAAGTAATGAAATGCGAGAAAGGTTTGTAGATGCATATTGCGAGCATGGAGATGCCCGTAGAGCAGCCTTAGATGCAGGTTACAAGGAAGGTAAATACATTAGTAATCAAGCATGTAATTTAAAAAGGCAGTTAGGTTCACAGATTCAGAAAAGGATGCAAGAGAAGTTTGTAGATCACACACCGAATGCATTTAAGGCAATGAAGGAATTAATGTCAGATTCACTTTCAGATACTGTCAAGTTTCAGTGTGCAAAGGATTTAATGGATCGGGCAGGTTTTAAGGCAACAGATAAATTAACAATTGAAGAGGACAAGAAGACAGTACCTGAGTTAGAAGCAGAATTAGTGAGTTTAGTAGGCAGAGATAAAGCCAACTTACTACTTAATAAAAAACCTGTATCAAAGGCTACTAATGCTAATCCTGCTAAATTGGAAGAATCTGGATGGATTGACAACAAACTGGAGAAGCATGAGTTATCAGACACTCTTAACTGATCAGTTGGCTCAAGGAAGCTGCTGATCTAAGGAGGGGTAGGGTTACTTCCTCTGGCCTTACCTCTCCGACCACTGAATATGGAACCTTGGGCAGCAAAAGTACCAGAACTAGCAAACAGGATACAGAAGCTTGGAGTTTCAGACCGCAGTAAGTCGCTTAATTTAGCAAGATATGTGTATCAGGCATTGAATGATGCAAAATTAAGCGGTAATTCGAATAAGAAGGAGTTTGTAAATGCATTAAGGGATATGGGGGAACGTGCATTAAAGGAATCTAAGAGCAAGAAACCTTTAGCAAAGATCACTCATACAGCAATGCGAGAAGTCTGGTTACAGATTGAGAATAAAGCACCACCTAGTGTACAGAAGGATAAGTTTATTCAAGGAATCAGGAACAGAATCAGTCAAGACATCATCAAAGAGAACAAGATTGTTGAATTAACAAATGCAGGACACACAAGAGGAGCAAGAGAACGGTCTAACATTGATACACAAGAAGTTTATAACAAACAGTTTGAAGTAGAATCAAACAAAACAGCAGGATTAAGCCCAGATCAGGTTCCTAACAAAGATAAATTAGTAAAGAAGCAACCTCAAAAGACTAATGTTTCGTCAAAACAAGGAATTATGTGGGATAGAGCATCTTCATTTGGAGTAGATCCTGAAGTTATGGAACGTTCTATCAGAAGATCCAAGTTTGAGTCAGGAACACATGAGTTATCAAAGTTTGTTAAAGGAAAACAGGTTGAATATAAGAAGAAATTCAAAGGTGGAGGTAAAAAGCAAGACTTTGCAGGACTTGGTGCAGAAGTTTCAGGACAAAAAATCTTAGAATGAGTGATTTAGAAAAAGCCGTAGGCATTTTAACAGAAATAACAGAACGTAGATCCACAAATCGGATTTACGATTATGATCCCTACGGCTACCAAGTGGAGTTTCATAAAGCAAGGGATATGGGTAAGAAAAGAGCTAAACAAAGGCTCTTGATGGCAGCAAATAAAGTAGGAAAAACCTATTGCGGTGCAGCAGAATTAGCAATCCACGTTTTAGGAGACTATCCCGATTGGTGGGAAGGGCATAGATTTGATACTCCAGTTAAGGTTTGGGCAGCAGGTAATACAACTGCCAATACAAGAGATATAGTCCAGG